TGCTGAGAAGTCTTCGATCCTAATCAATTGGATCAATCATACAGACCCTCATTGTTTTGATAGCAAGGACGCAAACGACTGAAGGAACGGGAGTTAATTCACCCTAGTATTTCAGGAGTCTATTATGAACACACTTACTCTGATCAAAAAGCAGATTCAGAAGCAAGCAGCACTGCACGATGCTCAAATCTCTCACACTGCATATCGTGGTGTAAAGTTTGAGTGTAAGCACGGCGTTGCTGACGAAGTACACGGTACATTCTGCTATCGCGGTCACACTTATAACAAGTGATAAATGGACTATCGATATCACTCAGATGATATGGATAGGGATAACAGGGAACCAGCGTGTTACAATCTCAAATATAGAGGTGTACCATACTGGTCCTGTTATCGTATTCACTATCGTGAGTGGTTAGAGAAATCTCTAACCTTTAACCCAGTTTATAACAAAAAGATATGAGCACTTCGGTGCTCATTTTTTTGTACTAAATACATTTAACTATAGGAGACTGAACGATGAAGATTTTTCTCGACTGTTCCGATCCTGAATTGGCAAAGCCTGCTATCGATACAGGTCTTGTTGATGGAATTACGACCAACCCTTCCTTGATGCTCAAAGCAGGCAAGGATCCGCTTGACATTATCTACAAGTTCTCCGAGATGTTTTCTTGGGGTGCCTCAATATCTGCAGAAGTAGTAGGTGATACTGCAGATGAGATGCTAGATATGGCAGTTCAATACTACCAGATAGCACCAAACGTTACCATCAAACTTCCTTGTAATGTAGAAGGACTGCTTGCCTGTTCTGATCTGTCAGCTGATGGAATCAAAACAAATGTGACTTTGATTTTCTCTGTTGCCCAAGCCATTATGGCAGCGAAAGCAGGCGCAACATATGTCTCACCTTTTGTGGGTAGATGCAATGACAATAGTTTTAGTGGTGTTGAGCTTGTACGTGCTATTAGTGGCACTTACAAAGTTCATTCCGTAGAGACACAAGTTCTCGCAGCATCTCTTAGAGATGTTCATCACGTATCCAGATGTTTCCTTTATGGTGCTGACGTGGTTACCCTTCCACTCCCTGTATTCTGGAAGATGTATGACCACGTTCTCACTAGAGAAGGTCTGGACATCTTCAACAAAGACTGGGAGAAACTTCAGGAGGGTCTCAATGGACAGAGCTAAACTGAAGTTGATGTTGAATGAACTCAAAGGTTTGGTCAATGAGATTGAATCTGAGATCTACTCCGACATCTCTAAATACACACAAGAGCCCACAACCACAATCGGGCGTATAGTGTATAGTGAAGATGATGACGGAGACCCCGACTAATGAATACGAAAATCCCTGGCAATATATGGGCTCCCCTTTTGACGGGAGCCTTATTGGGAACAACTATGGTTTTGTTTACAAGATTACCTGTAGCACCACCAACCGTTCGTACATCGGAAGAAAGTATTTCTGGCAAAAACGAAAGCCTAGATCTACAGATCAAACTAAAAAACGGAGACGAGTTACATCTGAAAGCAACTGGCGTAACTACTATGGATCTTGTCCAGAGCTTTCGGCAGATGTTAAGGAGTTTGGACGGGACGCTTTTACTAGAGAAATCCTCTCCCTCCACCTGACACCAGGTAAAACAAACTACGAAGAGACCCGCCAACTGTTCGTGAACAATGTCCTGACTGAAGCACTTGCGGATGGTACCCCTGCCTATTACAACAGTAATATCCTAGGTCGGTACTACCGCAAGGACTATTTTCCCCAAACCTCTTGACTTTCCCGTCCACTTGCATATATAATTAGCAAGAGTTCGGTAAGGCATCGATGGCAAACGATTGGGGACAAGATTTTCAAGAAGATCAGTCTTTCCTTTCATCTACACTTGAAATTATGATTGACAAACTACATCAGTATGCCTCAGAAAATGACATTCAAAATGCTGAACTTTATGCACAAAAAATTAGAGAAGTTTCTCTAGGCTAACTGCCTGGGTCAGTAGCTCAGTGGATAGAGCAACTGCCTTCTAAGCAGTCGGTCGTTGGTTCGACCCCAACCTGACCCGTTCCCCGCGAGGGGATTGTTAAGTCTAGAACGAGGTATTCTTATGCCTGTTAAGAAGTCAGATCTCTCCTATTTGAGAGATGTTGTCAACGGAGACGTTGCCCTGGATTCCGAAAATCCATCCCTTTTCTCCCGCCTATTTCGGTGGTATGAAACACACGGTGTGGACTTTTACGGTGATCCTGATGAGAATTACGCCATTCTCATTGATCACCTCGCTCTCGACATTGGTTTTGGGACAACCTAAAAGTCAACCTGGTGGAGCCAGTTTTTGAACTGACCCCTCTGACCCCCGTAAGGGGGTCTTTTTTTGTGTATAATATTTGGGAACCGATCAAATGCTATGCAGGTTATTCTAGAGCGATTTCCTTATCGCTATGTGCAATGTGGTCTCCTGGAGATCAATGGTAAACCAGACTACCGTATTCAGAAATGGAACGAGTGGACTAAGCGGTATAATGATATGTACCTCCTGGATAACCAGATGCAACTAGATACCTGCTTGGAGGACTTCGAGTACACTAAGTGGTTGGATCCTGATCGTGTTCCCTGCTACATCAAGGATGATGTTTCCCTGACATTGGTTTCTTGACAGACCTTTAGATTTCCTATATACTATTGTTGCAAATCGTTACAAAAACAATGACCGTTACCAAAAACGAATGGGGACAGGTGAATATGTTCGCCAAAGAACCCACAATGTATATGACCAAAGAAGATATGGAGCGTTATGGTTTTGAACCATATGCTGAGCGGGCAGAAAAGGCAAATGGTCGTTGGGCAATGCTCGGTATCGTTGCTGGTGCCATCTCATATGCTTTGACTGGCAATCTTTTCTTCGGCATTGCTTGACAATGACTGAAATTTTCTTTACAATTACTGCTGTCACTTTCTTTGTATTGCTGGCATACTCTGTAGAAAAACTTTCTGAAACTTATTGATGACTGCTTTCAACATTACTGTTCAACAACCTGATGGAACAGAAACCACCTTCCCCTGCAATGATGATCAGTACATTCTTGATGCCGCTGAAGAGGCAGGCGTTGATGTCAACTACTCGTGTCGTGCAGGTGCTTGCTCGTCTTGTGCGGGCAAACTCATCTCTGGTACCGTAGACCAGTCCGACCAGAGCTTCCTCGACGACGACCAGATCGAATCTGGTTTCGTTCTGACCTGCGTGGCTTACCCCACCAGTGATTGTGTTCTCCTTAGCGACCAAGAAGAAAACCTGTATTGATTATGAAACGTGTACCTGATGTAACCTTTCGCACTCGCGTAAAGGAATCTCTTCCCACTGGGGAATATGTTTGGCAGAATGTCAACACCGCAGAACTGTTTGCTGATAAGCGTGTGGTTCTGTTTAGTCTCCCTGGTGCATTCACCCCCACGTGCTCTACCTATCAACTTCCTGGGTATGAGGAGAACTATGAGCGTCTCCTTGAGGCAGGTGTTGATGATGTGTATTGCATCTCTGTCAATGATGCTTTTGTTATGAATGCTTGGGGTAAGTCTCTTGGCATTGAAAAAGTAAAACTCCTTCCTGATGGCAATGCCGACTTCACTCATTGTATTGGTCAGGCTGTGGAGAAAACTAATCTTGGGTTTGGTGTTCGCTCTTGGCGGTACGCTGCGGTTATTAACGACGGGGTAATCGAACAATTGTTTGAGGAACCTGGTAAAGTTGGTAATTGTTTTGACGATCCATATGAAGTCAGTGATCCTGAAACAGTTCTCAACTATTTGCAATCATATGCTAAAAAGAATGCTTAAACTTATGCTTGCTCGCTTGCGTTGGGGAAACCTTTCTGCAGAACAACGAGCAGAATTGGATACTATGGGTTTGAGAGAGACTTTATCTCGCCCATATCTTGCTCCCAAACTTCACAAACACTACTGAGGTCTACTATGAAATTTAACGATAAAGCAGAATTGCTCAATGGTCGTCTGGCGATGATCGGTTTCATCGCTGGTGTTGGTTCGTATTTCCTGACAGGACAGGTCATCCCTGGAGTCTGGTAGGTATATATACCCTATAGAGTTCCGTTACTTGTATGTTGGAAACTGCACTAATATGTTTTCTTGCGTTTCTTGGAGCATCGCTCCTCACCCAACCAGGTGACGAGGACACTAAATAACTGTCACACATCCCCTTGCGGACCTGCAGGGGGATGTTATTCTATAATATTCGGAGATTATTATGCTTCTCGAATGGATCTGCTTGACCTGCTCCTTTAACGAGCAGCAAGCATTGAAAACATTTCAGAAACAGGGAATCAAAGATCCGCTAGCACTGTCCGTTGTTATGGCAAGTGTTAAGCAAGAGTCAAAATTTATCCCCAACATTTGTGAAGGGGGTGCACGTGTCCAATACAATCAATGCCATCGCGGGGGGTATGGCATTATTCAATGGACAACCAAAGCACGATACGATGGTCTTGGTAAATTCTGTCGTAAGTATGAGTGTGATCCCAGTACCCTGTCTGGGCAACTTAGGTATCTGACAAATGAAAGTCAGTGGCGCAGTGTTCTTCCTGTACTTAAGTTGGAGAATAGGACTTTTTCAACGTATTACAACGCTACATATAGGTGGTTGGGCTGGGGCATTTCTGGTCCACGCAAGAGATATGCATACGACTACCTAAAGCGTCTGTCTAAAAATGAAAACGTCAATAACGCCAAACAAACTTCGGCAGGGTCCACAACATCGGTGGAAACTACAGATGGAAATCGAATCGAACAATTGGGTTTCTTTGACAAATTACTCTGGACTGTCGGAATCAAAGGCTAAGTTTTACGTTAACATTTGCAGTTTAGCTTCTAAGTATGTAAAATCCCACTATAACATTCGGATGGTACAAGATGAATGATTGGCGTTACAGCGATGAAGCAATGGATGCACGACAGAGGTTACTCACGTCGTGCATTTCCTATAATGGGGTATTGAATCCCAGGCATTATGAGTTTTGTGACTGGGTTATCAGCAACGGTGCTCATCAATCTTTAAGTATTGGTGATGATGGGTTGTACGATGACAGTCTCAACACTCTGTACCTAGAGTGGTACTACACTACCCAAATTGTTCCTGAGGAACCCAACTAATGTATGAAGATTTAGATTGTTTTGAAACCGCACTGAAACATTTTGGTACTCGTGTTGATGTTGTGATTGCTATGGAAATGGCAGACAAGATTGACTCTGAGACTGCATACCAACGCATCAAAACAGAACTGAAAGAGTTGAAACGGATTCGTAAGCAATGGAAGGTCAACAGCAGTTGTGACGAATCCTGATCTGTCCCACCCTCTTGACAAAGGTTCGGTTTTCCCTTAATATAAATACATCAACGGGTTACGAAACTTAACAAAGTTTCTCATCCCGAAGATCTCCTGCCGCTTGACCGAGACTAGGCAGGACTACCAATCCGTCTCTCATATCTCAGTCTGAGGGTGACTGAGAAATAAGTACCTCCACCATTTCCCTGATGGATCTACTTACTTGTTCAAAACAATGACTGCTACACTTTCACAACAACGCTCTACTAATTCCTGGGAACAGTTCTGCAACTGGGTCACCAGCACCGACAACCGCCTCTATGTGGGTTGGTTCGGCGTCCTGATGATTCCCTGCCTGCTTGCTGCTACCATCTGCTTCATCATTGCCTTCGTTGGTGCTCCCCCTGTGGACATCGACGGCATCCGTGAACCCGTCGCTGGTTCTCTGATGTATGGCAACAACATCATCTCTGGTGCTGTTGTTCCTTCTTCTAACGCTATTGGTCTCCACTTCTATCCCATCTGGGAAGCAGCATCTCTCGATGAGTGGCTGTATAACGGTGGTCCTTTCCAACTTGTTACCTTCCACTTCCTGATCGGCATCTATGCATATATGGGTCGCGAATGGGAACTCTCTTACCGTCTGGGGATGCGTCCTTGGATTTGTGTTGCTTACTCTGCTCCTGTTGCCGCTGCTTCTGCAGTGTTCCTTGTCTATCCTTTCGGTCAAGGTTCCTTCAGTGATGCAATGCCTCTCGGAATCTCGGGCACGTTCAACTATATGCTCGTCTTCCAAGCAGAACACAATATCCTTATGCATCCGTTCCATATGCTCGGTGTGGCTGGGGTATTTGGTGGCAGCCTCTTTAGTGCTATGCACGGAAGTCTGGTTACATCTTCTCTCGTTCGTGAAACGACTGAGAACGAATCCCAAAACTACGGTTACAAGTTCGGTCAAGAAGAAGAAACCTACAACATTGTAGCCGCTCACGGTTACTTCGGTCGCCTGATCTTCCAATACGCTTCCTTCAACAACTCCCGTTCGCTGCACTTCTTCCTCGCAGCGTGGCCTGTGGTTGGTATCTGGTTCGCTGCTCTTGGTGTGTCCACGATGGCATTCAACCTCAACGGTTTCAACTTCAACCAGTCTCTGCTGGACAATGAAGGTCGTGTGATCAACACTTGGGCAGACATCCTCAACCGTGCTAACCTCGGTTTTGAAGTGATGCACGAGCGCAACGCTCACAACTTCCCTCTGGACCTGGCAAGCGTTGAAGCAACTCCTGTTGCTCTGACTGCACCTTCCATCGGTTGATACTCGTATTCTTAATAAATGTCATTTATTGAGAATCCTGATATGCCTTACAAGTTGGTGGAGATTATCCACGATACTTTCCCCAACTTGTATCGCCCACCTAAAGACTGGAAACCTCCAGCAAACTACAAAAACAAAACAGACGAGCATAAATAATTGTGTATCGTCGGCGCAATGAGGGTCTGGCAAATACCAGCAACCCTCATTTTTTTCTTCTATTATGTCTGGTAACAACGCTTGGTTTGATCAGAACTGTGATCCTGATGAATCTCCACAACAGCAGGAAGTAGTTGCTTCTGGTGGTGGTGCAACAAACACGGCATCGGATGGTGTTACACCTACACAAAAAACCGTCAATCAGGTTTTGGAAAATCTGATCGGTCAATGTTATAGTGGGGATGTACCCAAACCTACAAAGAATTTTATTCCTCCAGATCTAGTTCAAGATCCTAATGAGTTCTTGATTAACTGGAGACCAATTTATGATGTCCTGGACGGTCTTGGTATTTCTCCTCCAGATACATCTTCTGTTTATGTTTCTTTCCCCAATCCAGAAGATCCTAATAGTGGTAAGGCGTGTACTGATAGAGAATCTAGTGGAACAATCGACTGCACTAGAGACAGAAATAAAGAATTTGAAGCGTGTATTAAAGATCATCTAGATTGTATTTTCAAACCCTATCTTGGTGGTGGGTGGAAACCACCGAAAGCAGATTGTAAATCATTTGTGCCTAAGAGGCAGTATGGTGTCAGTAATAAGGTTTGTATTGCTGATTGCGTTTCTCCACGTATACCAATCTATGAGCACATTCTTGGTGGAGCAACAGATACAAATGCACAATTCACTAGCAATAGTAATCTGAGTCTGAGTTCAGATGGTGTTGTTACTATTGAATTCTGGTGGGACGATAATCCCAGCACTGCTGGCGTTGCTGTTAATACGATTAGTGTTGCTGGATATACATTCACCAGAAATCAAGAGAAGGGACGTAAGGTAAAAACATTCAACCTCTCCGCTGGTAATTACAACATTACCTATAGTGGTCTTGCATCCAATGGTAGTCACTATGTGACTAATAAGTATGGTAATAATAAAAATATCAAATTTGAGGATAATGATGGTACAGATGAGAACGCTCGTCTGACTATCATCAGTTCTAGTGCTGCAAAGAATCACTTGTATAGTAAATCTGCAACTCCACCAGGAGGATATACTACTACTGGTATTCTTTTCTATGCAAATGAAACTGCAGAACCATTGAATTCAATTCCCATCTATGTTTCATACTCTGCATCCACAGTTGATACGATGCTGACAGCACGTCCTGATCTTGAGCAGGCAACTATGGATGCTGCTGGTATGGGTGCAAGAGACGAGGTTCTCTTCTATGCATATGATGAGAGTGATGAAATGTACTCCGAACTTTTGGAGAACGAACGAGCGGCACCTCTACACAGATATTACAGTCCAGAGTCTCAAGATCATATGTATACTCTGGAACCGATTGATTCGATCTTGGATCCAGATCTGAAGAACAATAGATATGTCTTGAAGACTAAAGCGGAGACATATCTAAACATTGATTATGAATGTCGCAAAGGTGGTGCTAGTTATGATAATACTCTTTTTTGGTATGTGACTGATGGTATTGATGGTGATCCTATTTACGGAAAGGTGATGCTCCCAAATGCTACGGATGCATCAGGTAAATTTGTCACAAAAATTCCCAAAGAAGTCATCAACCAATACATTCCTTGTTCTCTTGGATTTGGTATTGTTCCTGATGGGGATGGGGTTAATAGTGGAGTTGACGAGGGGGATGTTCTAACATTTACCAACACTGGAAATGGTTGGAGAACGAATCTTAGTTCTGCTCAAAGTAATCTCTCTTTCTTCTCTCAGAGAAGATTCAATAGAAACAACAAAGAATATACCAAGTGGCCAAATAGATCTTGGATGTATTGGGAAGATCTGATCAATGGCGATGATGATTATGATGACGTTAAGTTTTCATATCGTGTTCGTTATGGTGCTAGTGAATACTATTATGAGGGTATTCAGTGTTTCGTATTTGAGAACCCTGCTAACCCAGTCTATGCCGATCTAACACCCAAGGCGTGTGGTACGACAGCGATTACTGAACCGTTCACAAATGTGGAGGTTAGTAAGACCGAGTGTGGTAGTTTTGTTGAGGACGCTAGAGCGGGTGGAGGATCTGGATGTGGTAACTGTGTGGGATCTATTGCATATCAAAGCAACAGAGTTCAAACTACAGTTGCTCTTAGGGATCTTCAAGTCAGTCTTAGATCCCACGGTGGTATGACTGGTGGATACGGTGATTGCACCAGATTCTCATATAAAATCTCTGTCAATGGTAATCAGGTTTGGTATGACGATCCTCACGTCAGAGACTGGGGGAGAATCGGTTCACTCATTACGACATTCAATGTCAGCAAGGGAGATGAGATTACCTTTGAAGTTATAGACATTCTTCAGGGACATTATTCGGCACGAGTCTCACCAGCATTCTCTATGCGGGATGAGATAACGGAAGAGTTTATTGCTACTTGGACAGTTAACCTGTCAACACAAGCACAGAATTACAACTCACAGCAACCTGCTCAGTCTGCGGGAAGAACTACCGAAGCAACAGAACCGTGTGGTCTTGCTATCAGTGGTCAACTGTTTGCTATCTGTTCTGATGGATCCCAACAAAATTACACGAATGTTCTTAGTAACAAGTCTGTCCTTAGTAACACTATGACTCCCTCAACCAGTTGTGGGATACAAGTTATCCGAGGAAAGAAAGTGGTTGATATGAGTCCTGGTCAGACGGGTTACATCACTACTAAGATCGATGGTGGGATGACAGTTAAACTGAAGTACACCATTGTTGATCCATATGACTTGGAGATTTCCTGGCAATTGATTGAAGTCAAGGACTATGGACCTGGTGGATATGAAGTCAATGATCAACTTCGTATCTTCATCGGTGATTGGTCAACAGTCAAGCAGACTTACAACCGAAATCAATACAGTGAGGATAAGAGGAGAAACGAAAAGTATTACCTTGGATTCAAAGTTACTGCTATCAATGATGTGCAGTGCCCCGATCCTAGTAACAACCAAGGTAGAATTTCCGATATTCAGATCAATAACGAAGTTTATTCGTATAAGGTTCATCCCTATCTCGTCCCAACTACTGTTGTCAACAATAGATCTGTGACAAATAATGAGTACAAGATCAATGTTAATTCTCTTGTCCAGAGTTTGTTTCTCTATGACAATGGATATGCCACATCATTTGATGAATATTATTTGAGAGAACAGGCAGCAGGAAGACAGGTGATCTTCAAGCAGGATTATCTGGATGTACGTGGATTCCGATTCCGAGTGGCATTTAGAATTGAATACATTAAGTCTTGGAGTTCTGGTGATGCTTATGAGTACCCTGAATATGGATGGTTTGCTAATGTGTCTGTCGATACTGTGTCTAGTTGGGGTAAGAGATACTCTGAGTACGATGCTTTGACAATACAATGGCCACCTGCTAGAATCCAGAACACTGATGGTAATGAACCTTCTGCACCATATTATCCTAAGCAAACGAACTTGCCTAAGGATGTTCTGGTGAGGGATAGAACTACCAACAGGTTCAAGAGAAATGCACGATGGGCAATCTACCAAGAGTCTCACGACAAGAATAGTAATGTGTGGTATAGCAATCAATCATCGTTCAAACCTTCTCAGAACACTACACTTGATCTAATTATTTCGGACGTAGACTAATGGATTATTGGGATAGGAGACTGCTTAAGTCTCAACTGGAACTGGAGGGTGTCCGAAAAGCACTCAAGGATGCAGATGGTGACCGAGAAAAACTGCGGAAGAATCTTAAGAAAACCAAGAGATTTTACAAAAGCAGACTCGGAGAGGTTGCTCGACTCGATCATTCTCTATATAATGTGGGAGAACAAACACAGGAGGGTGCCAATGGCGACGAAGGACCAGAAACTACGGGGGATGTCCCTACTAATTGAGTCTCTGCATAAACCTGATAGTCGTCTGCGAAGTTGTGCTCACAATCAAGAGTGCTACCACGAACTGCTGATGTATCGTGATGAAATTATCCAGTATTGCCAGAACCGTTTGCGGGAGATTGAAGCAGAATGATCAATCTCCACGAACGTTATGGTCACTATTTGACTACTGGGAGAAAGCACGACAGGATTGATGAGCGAGTTATCGCCTATGGATGGACAGATAATGGCAAAGACCTAACAGGGTATTATGTATTAACTGAGAATCATCGTCTTCTATATTCCATCAAAGGCGAATATCAGGGAATGGAACCCCTGGTTTGTTCAATTTAGTCGCATTATCATAACTTATAATGGTAATAACCGTCACTAACCAGTGGCGGTTTTTTGTATAAATAACATTTCGTAATGACATTACGATTTGTTACAGCACTTCAGGGGTTGACGAATTCTAGACGAGTGGTGTACAATACTTAAGCGGTCGGGAGTCGAACCGACCCATCATCTGCGGGTAACCATTCCGCAAGTAAATTTAACGAGGTAATTTCTAATGATCAAATCCGCATTCGCAGCTCTGGCTGCTGCTCCCCTTTTCGCTGGCGCTGCCCTTGCAGGTCCTTATGTGAACGTCGAAGCGAACTCTGGTTTCACTGGCGCAAACTACACTGGCACCAACATCGATACCCATATCGGTTATGAGGGTGCTCTGGGTGAGTCCGCTGCTTGGTACGTCCAAGGCGGCGCTACTATCGTTGCTCCCGACGGTGGTACTTCTGACACCGTTCCTTCGGGTAAGGCAGGTCTGTCTGCTGGTCTGAACGAGAACCTGTCTGCTTATGGCGAAGTCTCCTTCGTTGGCAGCGGTGTTGCTGGTGTTGACCGTTCCTACGGCACCAAAGCAGGTCTGAAGTATTCCTTCTGATCTTCTAGAGTAGACTAGAATATATATTGGGCAGACTTAGGTCTGCCCTTTTTTGTCACTGGAGAAATTATGGGTCCCAAAAACACAGTAATGTACACAAAGCAAAACTGCCCGTTTTGCACAAAGATCAAGCAACTCTATAAGATGAAGGGTTGGTCTTACAATGAACTGGTGCTCGATGTTAACTTCACCAGAGACCAAATCTTTGAGGAGTTTGGGCGTGGTTGTACTTTCCCTCAACTGATTGTTGATGGCAAGAAGACTGGTGGATGCAATGAAACCATTAACGAATTCCGACGTAATGGCTGGGTCTAAACTAAATAGTTGTGGTATCGTTAGGAGGTCAACACTTTTTGCATCCATTTAATACACGAGGAACCCCACGATGCTACAAGCAATTTATTTCTTTGTCATACTTGGTGCGTTCATTCTAGGTACTGTGGTTTCTTGGATTGCTAAGGATTATGTCGATGCCTTTATTGACAATGCAGCATACTCCAAAGCAATTACACACCCAGAGATGCTTGACGAAGATGGCAAGGTAAATCAGGAACAACTTCTGTACTTGCACTTCACCGATGATGATGGTATGATTGACGACGAAGATGACTACTAACTATGATTCTCGTTGATATGAATCAGGTTATGATCGCGAACCTGATGGTATCGTTGACACAATCTGATGAACTTCAAGAAGGACTAGTTCGACATATGGTTCTCAATTCGTTACGAAGGTATCGAAATGAGTTTCGTAAAGAATATGGCGAACTGGTCCTTTGTTATGACAGCAAACATTACTGGCGACGGCAAGTGTTTCCTTACTACAAGGGAACGCGAAAGAAAGACCGAGAGAAGTCCAAGCACGATTGGAACAACATTTTTGATGTACTGAACAAACTGAAAGATGAATTCAGAAACTCTCTACCATATAAGGTTGTTGAGGTCGATGGTGCTGAAGCAGATGACATTATTGCTGTCCTGGTCAAAGAGCAGGGAGTCAAAAATATTAGACTCCAAAACAATATGCAACCAGCCCAGAAAGTTTTGATTCTTTCTGGCGATAAAGATTTCATCCAGTTGCATCGTTTTAAGTTTGTATCTCAATACAACCCTGCTTTGAAGAAATATGTGGGTGGTGTTGATCCATTCATATACATCTCTGAGCACGTCCTGAAGGGCGACAGGAGCGATGGCATACCCAATGTCCTATCTGACGACAAATGCCTGTTAGAAGGGCGTAGACAGCGACCTCTGGGCAAAAAAAAGATCGAGTCCTGGGTCAATCAAGATCCCGATCAGTTCTGTCAAGATGAAACCATCCGCCAAAACTATGAGCGAAACAAAATGCTCATCGACTTCACGTTTATTCCCAAGGAGGTTGAAGAATCTATTATAGATACCTATGAAAGTTTCGACCCTCCAGCACGAAAATACGTTTGGAAATATTTGGTCGATCACGAACTCAATGATTTGCTCCAGAATTTAGGAGATTTTTAACAATGAAACTTATGATCTCAGAGATCCTTCAAAAGGCACACAACGCCAAAACAAAAACCGAAAAGGTTAAGATCCTGCAGCAGAATAACAGTCAGACACTTCGCTCCCTGTTCATTTGGAACTTTGATGATAGTGTTCAGTCCGTTCTTCCTGATGGTGAAGTACCGTATACTAAAAATCCTGCTCCTCAAGGGACGGAACATACCCGTCTGGAGACTGAAGGACGTAAGTTGTACTATTTTGTCAAGGGTGGTGCCGATAACATTCCTATGATTCGTAGGGAGTCTATGTTCATTCAGATGCTTGAGGGTCTGCATCCTGACGAAGCAGAAATTCTGTGTCTGGTTAAAGACAAGCAACTGCATAAGAAGTATCGTATTACTAAGAACGTTGTATCTGAAGCGTTTCCTTCTATCAACTGGGGTGGTCGCGGTAAACCTCAATGAGTAAATTGAGGTTTGTCGCACAAAGATGCAATCCTGAAGTTGCAAATGATAGGTCTTTACCATACACATCATTCTTAGTAACGTATAAGTTGGACGGAGAAGTGTGCTATGATATTGTCATAGCAAATAAAAAGAGTGATGTGTTTGATCACTACTGGGATCATTACAGGAACGATCTAATCACATTTGTTCAAACTGAAGGAAGAGTGAATCCTAAATTATGGAACCCCAAAAAACCAGGAAAATGATTTACAACTTTCCTAACAAGAAAGTTGAAAAGGATGATGTACCTGCAGAGATTGTCACTGCAGAAATGGTAGGTAAGTTCATTGGGATTTACCTACTCGGTCCTCTTTTCTTTATGCTAGCGTGGAATTATGTGGTACCATATCTTTTTGCAGTGAATGGTATTAACTATTTGCACGCCTTTTGTATTATCTTTATGGTGAAACTTATTCAGAATGACTAAACCCAATCTTGAAATTGCATCTCCTAAAGTTTGTCTGGTATCTGCCACTCCAGATGCAGAGAAAACTATGGGATATGTTGCTCGCGTAAGCAACCCCAATAATCAAGAGAATCCCAACGTTGCAGGTCTTCTCTCGTATTGCATCAAGCACGGGCATTGGTCTGTGTTTGAGCAGGCGCATATGACACTGGAGATCAACACTACTCGTGGACTGGCAGCTCAGATTCTGCGCCATCGTAGCTTCACATATCAGGAGTTTTCCCAGCGGTATGCTGACACGAATCTCCTCACTCCACAGATCCCCGTCCCTGATCTACGCTCTCAGGATCATAAGAATCGTCAGAATTCTATTGATGACATTGATACTGAGAAGAAAGCGTTTCTTCAAGGACGTATCCATCAATATTTTATTGAGGGTATGGACTTGTACAATGAACTGCTTCGAGAGGGGGTTGCAAAAGAGTGTGCTCGTTTTGTTCTTCCGCTCGCTGTGCCTACCAGATTGTATATGACGGGATCGGTTCGGTCGTGGATTCATTACATTGATCTGAGGTCTGCTCACGGAACTCAGAAAGAACATATGGAGATCGCTGAACTTTGCAAGCAACACTTCATCTGCCAGTTCCCCACTGTTGCTAAGGCACTTGAGTGGTGTGATGGTGATTGTGGGTGCTCTGAGAAACTGGATGATTGTGATTGTATTCAACCATCATTGAGAATTGATTAATGTTTAAGGAAGTTACGCCACTATTTCCCACGCCACTTTATGTGGCACAGGATGATGATATGCCTAATGTCCTGGATAGTTTGTCTGATTTAGAACGCAGTCCATATGGATATGCTAATGGTGGAGAACGAACTGACAGTACCAACATCATTGATGAAATTCCACAGGAGTTGAGTGAGTGGATCTATAGTCATATCAAAGAGTATGTGTATGGTGTTCAGGGAATAAGTACCGAGCACCATATTCAGATCCCAAACTCCTGGATTAACTTTATGCATAAAGATGATCGTGCTCATCCACACGATCACTGCAATAGTATTTACTCTGGTATTGTATTTCTCTCTGCTCCAACAGGATCTGCCGAGTTGATCTTTGAGAAGAATAAGTACAAGACTATCGAACCAACGATTGCCGAGTACAATTTATATAATTCCCACATATATAGAATCACCCCACAAGACGGGATGATTTGCATCTTCCCATCAGATCTAGTACACTACGTTGATGTGCACACCTTAGATCAACCTCGTATCAGTTTGGCATTCAACATTTTTATTAGGGGGGAATTTGGGATGCATACAAAACGTTTGAACCTTAAGTAAATGCCTACCTACGATTTCATCAACAAAGAAACGGGAGAGATCACGACAGAGTTTATGTCGATCAATGATCTCGATAAATACAAAGAAGACCATCCTGAGTTGGAGCGTTACTTCGGTAATCAACTTAATGGAACTGTATATGGGAAACCACAACAGTCCGATGGATTCAAGTCAGTGATGCAAAAAATTCAAAAAGCACATCCTGGCGCTAACCTTAGTCGTTTTACTTGATTATGCCAGCACCTAGAAAGCGGAAGTCCCCAGTTCCTAATGGTATGACTGCCAAGCAAATGCGAAGGAAGAAACCAATCAATCTTGATCATCTCAAGACGATCGAACCTCTTACAGAGAATCAGGAACGAGTTTTTAATTCGTATGCAGAAGGTAAGAACCTGATCCTTCACGGATGTGCTGGTACGGGTAAGACTTTTATTGGTTTGTATCTTGCTCTGCGTGAAGTGTTGGAACCATCTTCTCCATATGAGAAGGTTTATATGGTTAGATCTCTGGTTCCTACCAGGGAAATTGGTTTCCTTCCTGGAGACCACGAAGACAAGAGCAATCTTTATCAGATTCCTTATAAGAATATGGTAAAGTATATGTTTGAGATGCCCGATGACGGTGCATTTGAAATGCTCTATGACAATCTTCGTTCGCAAGAGACTATTTCTTTCTGGTCCACCTCGTTCATTCGCGGTGTGACTATGGATAATTGTATTGTTCTCGTGGATGAATTCAGTAACTTGAATTTTCACGAACTTGATAGTATGATTACTCGTGTGGGTGAGAACTGTAAGATCATCTTTAGTGGTGATTATACGCAGTCTGATCTTATCAAGTCCAATGAGAAGACAGGTGTTCTCGACTTTATGAAAATTCTGCAGACAATGCAATCCTTTGACTGTGTTGAATTTGGTATTGAAGACATCGTGCGCTCTGGTCTTGTGAGAGAATATCTCATCAGTAAACTCAATCTCGGATTCTAATTATGTTTAATTTGGTGGGACCTCCAGTTCCACTGACTGAAATGAATGCCGTCACTAAAGGTGACGGTCTTCGTCTTTATGAAGTTGGTGATGGTAAATGGTATCCTTCTGTGACGACAGTAACAAGTCATCGCAAGAAGGATTCCATTATCAAATGGAGACAGCGTGTTGGTGAAGCAGAGGCTAATAAGATCTCTGGTCGTGCATCAGCACGTGGCAATAAGTTTCACCATATGGTAGAATGTCATCTGAAGAACGAAGAAGTTAAATTCGATGACAGCAGTCCTTTGGCGTCTTTTCTTTTCAAGACGGCGAAAGATACTCTTGCTCGGATTAACAACATTCATCTTCTGGAAAGTCCTCTCTATTCTGATACGCTTCGTATTGCTGGTCGCGTTGACTGTATAGCAGAGTTTGACGGTGAACTTGCCGTCATTGACTTCAAAACTTCTAACAAAGAGAAGAAAGAATCCTGGATTGAGAACTACTTTGTTCAGGAGACTGCATACGCTGTGATGTATTATGAGCGTTGTGGTGTAAAGGTTGATAAGATTGTTACACTGATAGCAACAGAGGAAGGTATGATGCAGGTCATCGAGAAGTATGATCTTGACTATTACTATTCTCTACTCAAGGAATATGTCCACGAATTTATGCAGACCAAACCAATTATCAAATGAAAGACTTCAAAGACAAATTTATGACACAATCAAAGTTTTCTACGATGGTCGAAAACGTGGTGAAAAATAGTAATGGGCTGGTCAACTATATTGACGCAGTAATTGTTGTCTGTGAAGAACTTGAGATTGAAGTTGACACAGTTAATAAACTCATCAGCAAACCGCTGAAGGATAAAATAAAGTTTAATGCCCAGCAATTAAACTACGTTAAAAGAACCTCAAGAGGAGTGTTACCAATATGAGTGAACCATTCTACGAATCTGACGTAGTTCGTGACGAACTCAAAGAGATGGAAAATCTCTACATTCAATTAGCGAAGATGTCAATGCACTTCAACTCCCTTGAGGAGGATGAGAAGTTGGATCACATCGAAAAAACCTTGGAACTCATCGCTAAGCAAAAGGTTTTTTATGCTAGACTTGCTCTGATGTCACACGAGGACGAAGAAGCACGTGAAGTAAAGTATCGAATCGATACGATGACCGAGATGTACTCCAATGGGAAGCACATCAATCAAGTCCTTGACGAAATGGAAGAAAAACTTCTGAGTCTGCGATCGGGTCTTGACAACGACTAAATAGTACGTTACCCTTATTGGGTAGTACACACAACAAAAACACACACGAGGAACACACAATGTCTTTTGCTAATCTCAAGTCCAAGTCTGGTTCGTTTGCTAACCTGACCAAAGAGATTGAAAAAATGTCCAGTGGTTCCAAGAAGTCTGATGATCGCTTCTGGAAACCCCAAGTGGACAAGTCTGGCAATGGTTTTGCCATTATTCGTTTCCTTCCTGAGTCTG